CTTCAATCCATTGGACATTATTCTTATCAAGATGGCACAATGAGGCGAAATCAAAGGCATCAATATCAAAAAGTTCAGGTGCTTTCACACGCATATAACGCCAGTATCTTTCTTCGTGGTTACCTTCTTTGTAAATGATTTCCGCTTTCGGGAATGTTTGTCGTAATTCAGAAATGAAAGTACGCATCGCATACAATTCATCCTTAAATTTTCTTTTCTTTGGATCCTTTACAAAGTCACTTATCATATGGCAGTCAAGTGCATCACCATTCAATACAACTGTATCCACTCCCTCATCTAATCCAGTTTGGATAGCTACTGATATTGCGTCAATGTCGTGATATGGGATATGAATATCGGATAAGATTAAAATCTTTTTTCCTTTGATGTCAATGTGCTTACGACCTTTCGCATAAGACTTGGGTAACTTGAAAGGATTGCGTGGTCTTTCCTCGGATGTGTACAATGACTTATCAGTTATTTGTTTTCGATTCATTACACCATTCTTGCCTTCAATTCTACGCAATACACTCCGTGCATCTTCAACTCCAAGGAACGTTTCAAAATGTTCCTTTGATAATTTCTTCGCCAATGTCAGCGTTGGTGTGTCTGGGAAACGCTCACGCAATTCACGTGCGATTTTTGTCTTTTGACTTTCAGCCATATGTTATTTTTAGAATGGTTGGTAAACAGTCCTACCACCACTCTTGATCGCACGCAATATCTGACCTCTATTTCCATCCTTATTCCAACTTACGTGAACCCAAGAAGGTGCGTTCTCACTTCCAAATTCCCAAATGAGTTGGTCAAATGTACAATTATTTCTGATGTAATCAAATATCTCTTTGTTATTTATGCCACCAAAGATATCCCCATCAATGTCCAACGCTTTACCTTCCATGTGCTGCGAACTTTTTGAACCACCTATGCGTGTATTAAGTTCGTGACTTCTGAAGCCTGACGATATACCAATAGGCTTTCCGAAATGCTCACGAACTTTATCAAATATGTTGATGCATACAAGCTTTAAGTTTCCCAATTGTTCAGCATTTGGAACGTTACCAATGCGCAAGGCTTGTGCTTGGTTGCTATGCGTTACCTCTTTGTAGCTAACATATTTACTTATCTTTTCCATCAGTCATTGCATCGGTTATGTCTTCACTCTTTCTACCTATAATCGTCTTTATCTTACTCCACAAATCTTTACCAGTTACTGATTCAATTGATTCAATGATTGACTTAAATTCAATGATTGCAACTACTGTGGCTATCAACTTTGTGATGGGGATAAATTGTTCAATAACATAAGTCTCAATTAAGAATCCGCTAACGATTGCAATTTGATACAACATCAATTTAGTGATGGTATCACTCATCCTGCGTGAGCGAATCTTTTGCCCTAATTTCAAAGCCTTCCATATACCTACCACCATATCCATTGCCACCAAAAATCCGATGGTAATCATCAGTTCTTTGATAGGCAAAAAGACAGTTGCAATACCCAATAGCCACAACTTTACTTTCATCTTTTCTCTTGTTTTTTGAGATATTGTTTCAATAGCTTTTCGTACTCCTTTCGCTTTAGTACGATGGAGGGAGAAAGTCTCTTATTGACCACTGGTTGCGCCATTGTCTATATGAATTACTGATTAAAAAATTGCTCTTTCCGTATGGATTTCTATCAGGGAAAATGTTGTTGTCCGTATTGTTGGTGTACTCAGGAAATGACGTTGAATTAAAACACAAATAATCCACCATTCTTTTAGTGTACCAACGTGCGTTCACTCGTGCAGCTTCCTTCAATGACTCCATTTCACTCTTTGTGACTGGCGTTGTGTCCTCACTTTGTCTGCTTACCAAGTTACCATTGTCGTGCTTGTACAAAAGTGATGGATAAAGTTCGACCATTGTCCACCACAACACCACCTTTAACACGTATTCGTTCAATAGCAATTCGTAGTTACCAGATAACGTGCCATTGCTTACTTCATCTTTCAATTTCACGGTCAAATTTGTACCCAAAAAGTTCGTCAAATACTTATCCTGCGCCAAGTAAATTGCAGGACGAATAAGATTGGGATCAACTGCATCCGTTAACGGAGTGAACTTCTTAATGTAGTCCTCATTTATGAGTAATATTTCTTGTGGTATAGGCATTTTCTTAATTTTTATTTGTTTCCGAAACGTGGATTTGTGGGTAAAAATCCGTTGTATGGCATATCAATAGGTTTGCGTTCTACTAAATAATTATTGCGAACTTTATAACCTGCCTTTTCAGCTTTTGCCCACGCTTGCGTGCGTACATTTGGGTTGTTCAAATCTAATCCAAAACCTTTAGCGCTTATGTACAATTGCTTGGACCAAAAATGTCCACAATTGCCCCCGCCCTTGTACAACCACGTACTATAAGTGTCTGCTCCGTTTGGTCCCCATCCTGGATTAACTGCTTTGTTACCCATTGCTAAAATATCTTCTTTGCGATATAGCTTATCTGCTTGTAGCATTTTAGTACAAAAAGGTCTTGATACATTGGTTATCTTTCCGCTATAACGATAGCGTGTGTAATACTTGCGCTCATCAATTGTTTGGTCTTGCTCACTCGTAGCATTTGGCTTGGCTACTCCAGTTGTCACTTGATGAATTTCGACTGCATCAAAGATGTGTGAGATAGCTTCATTTTCGCTATCGTCCTCATCGTAATCTACATCGTACTCATCAATTAAAATCCAATCCTCATTTGCATCCTCTCCAAGTTGGATAAGTTCTTCTGCAATTGCATCTAACTCCTCATCCGCAACTACTTTTTTTTTTTGAACCACTTGTGTAGGGTCAATAACTACGTTGGATAAGTTATCAAAAATCTCACTTATCTGAACATCGGATAGCATTGGGAATGATGCCTTTGTAATTGCTTTTGCAGATGGTATAGTTAACACATTCGCAGTTGTCTGCACAATGATTTCAAGGAGTGATGCAATCTGCGCTCCGTTCAACGCTTGACTTGCAACGTCAACGCTTGCAGTTGTTGTTCCTGCATCAGTAACTTGCTCATCAGTAAGTAAATCATTTTGCACTATTGTACAATTCGCAACAACTCCAAAAGATGCTAATAGTGTTTCGGCTGCATCTGTGATAAGTCTTTGGAATGGATCAATTACTTGACGTGAAAAGATGCGTAAAGCAGTTTTCATTTCATCGGTATTTGAACCCAATCCACCGCCGTCACGTACACCAAAAAGTAAAGGTGAAGTTACACGATGGCTAACCAAAATGCTTTCAACTGCTTGGTCTACAAGTGTGGTAAATTGCTTATCCATATCGGATACGGGGAAAGGAGTAAACTCAACTCCTCTATCTCTTTCTTCGTTAAAGAAGGTCAAAACTTTACCAGCATTTTCCGCACCTTGGATAGATGCAGTCAACTGATTTTTAATCATGTGTTGTTCTTCGAGTGAAGGGATGCCGTTGTTAAAAGATGCGATTAATGAAGGGAAGAAACCGTTAAGAATCAAGTTAACCTGATACTCACTCAACTGCCTCATTTTTTCTATCTCATTGATAGCACCTACATAGTCAGGCTTTGGATAGTATTCGCTACCTACCATCATGTGATGTACAAATAGAACCTGCTTAGGCAATGCGTCTTTATGATCCTCATTAAACATTGGAATGTAATTCGGAACGTTTTTCTTTTTCCTCATATCACTCCAATCCCGACTATACCACACTCCAGTTATGGAATCATCTTCATCACTACACGCCAAACGGCAGTTTTCAAATGGCAAATGATTAACTTGTGCAATGGTACTTCTATCCATTGACCATATTACCTCCCAATAAAACCCACCGTGAAGCTTCAAATCCAATGCAGTTGGGTTAACTATCTTATCAATTGAAAGTCTTTTGATTTCATTAACCGCTTGCGTTGTTGATGCAGTCATTTCACGACCTGCAATCATATAAGATATTGAGTTAACAAGCGCACCGTGAATAGGTGACTCGTTATAAAGTTCTATCAAATATTGTGGAAAGGCATTTGCCTCTCCGTAACTTACCCATCCTTTTCTATCTTCAATTTCAATAGGCGCAATCTTGACGTATTTCGCCATCTCTATTTGAGTTGCTCCAACTCTTTGTTTTATTTCGTCTATTAGATTAGCCATTGTATTCGATATCGTTAGGGATGGTTAGTGATGGTTGGTCAAAGTACTGCGTTAACGTAGTGAATTGAATAAAACCCCTCTTAAGTTCTCCAACCACATCAGCATCAGTAGGATCAAGGTTGCTATTCGAATTTTGACCGTAGATAATATAATTGTAACGGCCTCCTTCAACAATGAGAATACTGCCATTAACGGCGTCATCTGCATTTGTACTAACTGACAACTCAGTAATTCTCTCATTGGTGCTTATTAGCGTTGGAATAACCGCAAATATTTCTAATGTGATTTCGTTTTGGATAACTAATAAGTAATCCGTGAACGAAGGTAAAAGCAAAACCCCCTCCTCTAAAGAGAGAAGGAGGGTTTGCGAGGCAGTATTTGTCTGTAAGTAATTCATCTACTTACAAAGATAATTAAATAGTTGGTGCAACAACGGTGATACCTGCGAAGTTGTCGAAAGGTACTGCGCTAAAACTTTCAAGACGATAAGCCTTGTGAGCTTCTTCAGCAGTTAGCGTAATTGTATAACCATTCAAGTCACCTTTGGCAACTCCAGTAGCAGTTGATGCAGCAGTTACTTCAGCACCATCCATACGACCTACCATCCAGATGTTGTCGTTGTTATCTTGTACAAAAACAACCAAACGATTTTTAC